ACCTCAAGGACGTAGGCCGCGTCGGTCTTGTTCTCGGCCGCATCCAGCACCTTGCACCGTGCCAAGTGCGCCGGGTCGAGGCCGATCGGAACGCGCTTTAGTTTCGTTCTGCTACGCGGCGCATAAATGCGCCGACGACCCTCAGGAGAGTTCTTCATGGCGATGGGGTAGGATGCCTAGGTGTTACACAAAGCGACGATAGTACACATTTTGTAGTAACGCAATAACTTGCGCCAGGGAAATTACACAGTGCGTAGTAAGCAACCCCAACTGGACGTCGACGCGATCATCCTGCGCATGCGCCAGGTGTTCGGCGTGACGTACGAGACGGAACTGGCCGCTGCCCTCGGACTATCGAAAGCGGCCCCGAGCAACTGGCGCCAGCGCAACAGTCCGCCGTACGAGATTTGCACGGATATCGCGCGCGAAAAGGGGGTCTCGCTTGACTGGCTGATTTTTGGAATCGGCGATATGCGTCTAGGAGGACGCGCGGAGGCACCACAAGGCCCGGAGCATGTGGAAAGCCTGCCTGCGCGTAGTCCGGCTGCTGAGCGCGTCTCGCAATTTGTGTACTGGTGGCATGTCAACCGTACACAGGATGAGATGATTTGGCTGGAACAGCAGTTCAAACGAGCCGTGCCGGAGTATCGGGACTGGCTTGTCACGCAGTCGCCTGACTGACCCAGCTGAACAGTTGCACGGTCTTTCCCGCCGAAATCACCAAGCCAAGACGTACGTAGATCGACAAACGCTCACCAGCCGCGCCTTCTGCGCATGTAATTGCTCACCTCAGCGGCTAGGGAGCAAAATTTTGCGACGTCTGTAGGTTATCGCCTACATAATGTGTCATCGAATGCTGATTGCTGCTGAACTCTAGAAACTTATCCAATAGGTGGATCGAACGGTGCACATGTATGCGTGCGCCCGTCATGCCCAGGGGATAAGGGGATTCGGAATGCGGAATGCCAAGGTTTGGCACGGACTCATCATGGGTCTGTTGGTGACAACCGGTTTTTCAGGGACGGCTTGGTCTCAATCGGTGACACCCGAGCAGGAATACCAAAAGCTCATTAAGGTCAACGAGGATATCGCGCCTTTAGGTGCTAATCCATTTGGCGAGAACATCAGCGCATACGATGGCGCGCTCTCGTTCGATGAAACGGACGTGAGCCTTGCTGGCAATGGCCCATCGCTGGTGATCGCGCGGTCGTTGTCGACCACAAGCCCGCTCGCATATTCCTTCAACGCGGAACGCCCCTTTGGTGATTGGGACCTCAACATCCCGCGCATCGAAACGTCGACCGCAAACCAAGGCAATTACGTAGGGTGGTATACCAACGGACTCACGATTAGTTCTCGTTGCTCCAATTTCACCGCGCCACCAGATACTTTGCCATCGCAGCCCGGTGCAGATACGTGGTCATCGGACGAATGGTGGACCGGCTATCACTTAATTGTTCCGGGTGCCGGTAGCCAGGATTTGATGCCGCGTGGGGGCAATCCCTTGGCGCCGGCGGCAGGAACTTCGGCTTATCCGATAGTAACCAAGCAAAATTGGATGATTGGATGCGGCGTAACGGCTGATGATGGCGGCCAAGGGTTTATTGCTGTGGCCCCGGATGGAACGCAATATACGTTCGCGCACTTGGTCTATCGACCAATGACGGCTATGACGTCACCGTTAGGAACTGCGCCCGCTGCGACCAAATTGAGCAGTAACGTTATCACGCCCATGGTGGCGCCATTCAACATCATTTATCGCCGCGATGCGTTTATGTACGTCACCAAAGTGCAGGACCGCTTTGGTAACACATTGACATACACCTACAACAACGCCAACGGCAATCTCACTGGAATTGCCGCCAGCGACGGGCGCTCGGTGACCATCGTCTACGATTCCACTGGCTACCTCATCACTTCGATCACTGCTCAGGCTTCCAACGTCTCGCCACGCACCTGGTCGTATACCTACGATACGAGCAACTCGGCGCTGCCAACGCTCACCGGAGTCACGCTGCCAGATGGTAGTGCTTGGGGTTACAACCTGGGCGCTTTTCAGACCGACGGCTTTGAAGTCGAGGGCGGTAGTTGCACAGGTAACCTCCTTCCGCCCACGTTTAACGACCAGGGTGCACCTGTCACTGGCACGATTACGCATCCTTCCGGTCTGACGGCAGCCTTTGTATTGGCGTATAAGGTGCACGGCCGATCGTATGTGCCCAAAGCGTGCTGGGGGCCGGCAAGCGCTGGCTCGAATTTGCCTTATTACACTTATCCCGAGTACTACTTTCAGCCCACCATCCTCAGCAAGACGTTCAGCGGTGCCGGTATCCCTACGGAAACTTGGGCTTATAGCTACTCCGCACCCAACCAAAGCTACAGCGGCGATGCCTGCTATTCGGCCGGTACATGCCCTTCGACCGTTTATACCGATGTGGTCGACCCTAACCATAACGATGTGCGTTACACCTACAGCAATCGCTTCGACGCCACGGAAGGGCAGTTGCTGAGCACGACCTATTACGCCGGTGCCGCAGGCAGCACCGTCCTTCGCACCGAGACCAATACTTACGCCAATCCCACCGGCGGTCCATGGCCGTCGCCATATGGCACCGATCTACAGGGGCGCCACAATTATCTGCAGACCGAGGAATTGGCGCCGTTGCAAGTACGCCAAACCACTGAAGAAGGTGACACGTATACCTGGCAGGTAATGGCCTATGACGCGTATGCCCATCCTACGGATGTGAAGCGTTTTAACTCCATTAGCGGTCAGCAGGCGATCGAAGAAACCACGACGTTTCTCAATGATCCCAACTTGTGGGTGCTGGGCTTGCCGCAAACCATCACTAATGTGACGACCGGCGAAACGGAAGCGAGCAATACCTACAACAGCCTCGATCTACTGCAATCGCGCTTGCGCTTCGGCGAGCTCATGATGAGCTATACCTACGACAGCGCAGGCCAGTTGGCGAGCTTCACGGATGGCAATAATCAAACGACCAGCTTAAGCAACTACTACCGCGGTATTCCTCAAGAAATCGACTATCCTGATGGCGGTACCGAAACGCTGACCGTGGACGATCTTGGCCAGATCACGTCGATCACCGACCAGAACGGTAACACCACGCACTACAATTACGATCCGATTGGCCGCATTCATCAAGTTATTTATCCGACCAACGATGCGGTGTCCTGGTACACCAAAACCTTTACGTACACGCCTCCCAGTGCGACACCGGCGGAGCGCGGCATCGCAGCTGGCCATTGGGATCGCACCGTTACTATCGGCAACGCCGTCACCACGACTTACTTTGACGCCATGCTGCGCCCGATCTTAAGCGACACGTCAAATGGCAGCCAGGACATCACCACCGCCACCAGTTATGACTACACCGGCGCTACCACCTTTGCGTCCTATCCCGTGTATGGGCAGCCGGCTATCACCTCCATAAGCGCCGGTACTCATCATTTCTATGATGCCCTTGAACGAGAGATCCAGACGCAGGAAGACAGCGAGCTGGGCACGCTGACAACCATCATGGCCTACCTGCAAGGGTCCGGAAAGCAGGTCACGGATCCGAAGACCAACTCAACAAAGGTGTACTACCAGGCCTTCGACCAGCCGGACTACAAGAACCCGATATCGATCATCGCACCAAGCGGGATCACGCAAACGATTGCTCGTGATATCTACGGTAATCCTACTGCGATCACCCAGTCGGGTGCGTACGGCAGCGAAAACGACAGCGTGACCAAGACGCTGCTGTACGACAGCTATCACCGTCTGTGTCGCACCACCGAGCCCGAAAGCGGCAGCACGGTGATGGCTTACGACGGGTCCAACAACTTGGCATGGAGTGCGCAAGGCCAAACCATTACCGATGGCACCTGCGGCCAGAACGAGGTAGCTACGTCCGCGCAGACTGTGCGTACGTACGACCCGATGAATCGTGTATTGTCGATCACGCCACCAGCGGGTACGCAGGCCACCAACTACTCCTATGATCTGGTAGGCAATATCAAGACCGTCAGCTCGGGCGTGACGCAGCAACAATTCGGCTATGACACGCGCAACCTGCTCACCACCCAGGCTCTGTCCGTGCCCGGTTATGCCTGGGCGCTGGCCTATACGTACGATGGCTATGGTCACATCAGCGCCATCGGCTATCCCGCATACAACGGCAGCAGCGAGGGCATCGCGTACAGTCCGGATGCACTGGGCCGCGCCACTCAGGTGGGCGGCTACGCCAGCGGCATCACCTATTTTCCCAATGACCAGCTGGCAGGGTTCAACTACGGTAATGGCGCGAGCTATGTCGCGCAGCAGAACGCCCGTCAGCTGCTCAGCAACTTCAGCTATGGCGTCGGCAGCACGCTGAACCTCAGCGAAGACTACACGTACGACGCTGATGGCAACGTCACGAATGTGAATGACCTGGTCAACGGCCAACGCACCAAATCGTTCGGCTACGACCCGCTCAACCGCCTGACGAGCGCCACCGCCAGCAACCTCTACGGGGCGGAAAGCTACACCTACGATGCACTGAACAACCTGCGCACTCGCCTCACTGGCGGCAACACGCTCACCCTCAACTATGACTCCAGCAATCGTTTGGCGAGCGTGGCCCAGAACGGTAGCGTCATAACGCAATACGGCTACGACAACCAGGGCAACCGCAATAGCCTCACCAGCGGCGGTGCAACGACGAGTTACACCTTCGATGCGGAGAACCAGCTGCTGCAGGTCTCCGGTATCGGTAGCTACGCTTACAATGCTGTGGGCCGTCGCGTCATCAAGACGAATACCAGTGGCGTGGTCAAAGCCTATTATTTCTACGGCCAGGCCGGCCAGCTGATGTATGAGTTCGATCCGGTTGCCGGCACCGGGACGGACTATGTCTATCTGGGCAGCAAGCTGATCGCCAAGCATGTCATGCCGCAGGTTGCCGTGCCCACTGGCGTGGTGGTCAATCCCAATCCGAACAACGGCAACTTCACGGTGAGCTGGAACGCGGTCACCGGGGCGACCAGTTATACCTTGCAGACCACCAATGGCCTCAGCGGCACCACGGTGGTGTACAGCGGCAGCGCCACCTCGACCACCCAGACGGTGAGCACGGGTGGCACGCAGTTCTATCAGCTTCAGGCCTGCAACAGCGGCGGCTGCAGCGGCTGGGCGGATATTTCGGTCGGCATCTGGCCAGCGATCCCCACCGTCACCGTTCCCAGCGGCACGGACAACGGGGCATACACGGTCAGTTGGTCCGCCTCGGCCGGGGCCACCAGCTACACCGTGCAGGAAGCGGTCAATGGCGGCGCATGGACGACGATCGCCAGCGGCACTACGCAAACCTCCATCACGCGACCAGGCACCACCTCGGGTAGCTACACCTATCGGGTGGAGGCGTTCAACCGCACGGTGTCGGGTACAGCAGGGTGGGGCACTTCCGTGGCGGTGACGGTAAACACCAACTACGGTGTCATGCCGAGCACGCCCACCGGATTAGCCGTGCCATCCGCAAGCAACAACGGCACAGCGACAATCAGTTGGAACGCGTCCACACCACAAGTCACCAACTACGTGCTGCAGCAAAGCCTTAACGGCGGTACGTGGTCGACGGTTTATAACGGCACCGGCACGAGCGTCACGCTCAGTGGCCTGGGTAACGGCAGCTACAAATACCAGCTGCAAGCATGCAACAACACCTCAAACAGTACGGTGTGTACTGGGTGGGTCGCGGGTGGTCCGTTGGTGGTGACCTACCCGCCATCACCGGCGCCGACGGCGGCCGTGCAGACCACCAACAGCAATACCGGCACGTACATCGTTAGTTGGTCGGGCAACAACGAAGCAACTAGTTACACAGTACAGATGCAGGTGAACGGCGGTGCGTGGACGACCGTGCAGACCGGTACAGGTACCGCGTATGACGCGACGGGACAAACCAATGCGACCTATAGCTATCGTGTGCAGGCCTGCAACGTAGGCGGCTGCAGCGGATGGAGCAATACGGTCACCACAAACGTGTTGTTGCCTCCTGCTTCAGCGCCGTCCTTGAGCGGTGGCGGTACGATGGCCACGGGTAGCTACAGTCTAAGCTGGAGCGGTGTAGCCACGGCGAGTAGTTACACCTTGCAGGAAAGCGTGAACGGAGGTGGCTGGTCGACAGTGCAGGCCAGTGGTGCAACCAGTTGGAGTACGAGCGGGCGGAGCAACGGCACGTACCAATACCGCGTGCAAGCTTGCAATGGCGGCGGATGTGGGCCGTGGAGTGGAACGACTACGGTGACGGTGGCCATGACGCCCTCGTATACCTCGCCGATCGTATTTCTAAATGGCACGCCTTACCCTAATAGTGCTAGCAAAACGGTGATCAGTACAGATCCCCTGTCCAGCTGTAGTTACGCCATCACTATCAATTATGCCGGTGCTAGCTATAACGCCACCAACATCACGGCACCATCGGTACCGACGGGACAAAACGTAACAAAAAGCGCTAGCCAGAGCTTTACGGTGGGCGGTGGTCACTTCACGGTTACAGTGACGGCCCAAGTGTTGTATGCGGCGGGCAGATATACAAAGACGTGCTCAGGCACGGAAAGCGGTCCCTAACTGCTGTCGAATATGCGACGCGTCAATCTCGTGGTGGAGCTTTGGCAACGCCTGCAGATGAACATCTGGTCTGGAGCAGGGCCGCTCGAACAAGGCGTGGCGCATAAGGATGTTCATCTTTTTTGGGGGAAGGTATGCGTAAACAACGATGGTTAAGGGCGATGGGCGCTTTGCTCGCTCTGTTGGGGGCGTCCGTGGTCTATGCGCAAGATGTTCGATTCGACACCTTGCCTGCGTTACGGGTGACAACGTCAGTTCCATCGGGTTTGCATGTGCCGGGTGATATGGATGGCAATGGGGTGTCAGACATTTTTTTGTTCAACACCAATACAAGCCAATTGGCCTATTGGCTGATGAACACCAATGACGCTAATGGAGCGGTCACTAAGCTCAGCTCGCACACATTCAACATAACGTCAGGTTATTTCGTAGGTGCCGTCGGTGATTTTAACGGTGACGGTTTGGCGGACCTCGTCTTCACTAGCAGCAAACACGATCTCTATCTATGGACCAACAATGGCCAAGGCGGCTTCACCTCGACACAGATCGACTCTTATCCGTCGGGGTGGACGCTGATTGGCGCGGGTGACGTCGACGGTGACGGCCAGGATGATTTGCTCTGGTTGAATGCATCGACGTGCCAATTCGGCTACTGGTTGATGAAGAATGGCGTTCACGTCGAATCGAAAACCATCAATATTACCTGCGGCTACTATCCACTATCGATTGGGTATTACACCCCCTCGAATCGCGTTTCGATTATTTGGACGAGTGCAGCACAGGATCTGTATATCTGGGATAGTGCCGGCAATCAGTTCACCCCGTACTCGTTCGGCAAGTACGGTCCGGGCAGTACGATGGTTGCGTTGGGCGGTGGTTACGAAGGCTCGCTGATGAGCATGGTCTATATCGCATCTAACCAGACCGCCTTTGGTCTTGAGCTAGACCGCAGCTTTGACCAGATCGGCAATCAAACGTTGTGGCAAACCACCGAATGGTGGCTCGATAACAACTACCAGCTTCCGTGGAGTTCGGCAGGTTTCCTCATCGAGGGGCGAGGCACCAATATGACAGGCGTGATCTACCAGCACGGATCGGCGCAGCTTGAAGTCTGTCCGCCATTGGGTGGTAGTGGTTATGAAAGCACGCCTGCGCCGATGCCCTACACCTGTCCGAACTTTTCGATTCCTTCGGGATGGAAGGTCATCGGAGCGATGGCCAATGGCATCGTTCCAGGCAGCTAGCTTTCACTAGCACGTAGCAGCGCTAATTGGTCATTTTCTGAGAATTGACAAATAAGGACGTGTCACCATGGATACCCGTAAGAAGCCGCAAGTACGAACATCCATAGGGGTTTTGTTGCGCTGGTTTGCGCTGAGTTTGTTCTTCGTAGGCGCACATGCTTTTGCGCAGACAGGCGGGACGGTAACGTATGTCTATACTGACCCGCAGGGTACTCCTCTCGCAGAGGCCGATGCCAACGGCAATATTACTGCGACCTTTGAATACACACCCTACGGTACCTATGCGCCTCAGGGCACTTCTGCGCCGGGTCCGACACCCAACGGGCCAAGTTATACAGGCCACGTCAATGATCCGGAGACAAATCTTGTCTATATGCAGGCTCGCTACTACGACCCCGTAGTTGGGAGATTTCTAACTGTTGACCCAGTTTCGTTCAGACCGGGAGACACCTTTGGCTTCAACCGCTTTGCCTACGCGGAAAATAATCCAATAGACAATACGGACCCGACAGGTGCTTGTCCAAATCAAGATCCTTGCTTTGAAGCGACACCAGCCAACTTCTACAACGATACCATCGTTGGCCGCATGCTCTCCCATGCTGTCGGTGACAGCATTGCCGTATTCAGGGACAACCATATCAATCCGCTCACTCATTTGGCCATGGATGGCGGTCAAGTTCAGGATGCAAAACTAGGAGTTCTACTCCTTTTCGCTCCGGCTCCGACAAAGACGGAGCAGACAGTGATGGAGACTCTGAGGCCGATGGCGCGTGGATTGGCCTCAGAGGCACGGGTACTCTTGGATATGGGGTTGACCAAGAATACTCAGGCCGTCGCAACCGCCGAGGGTAAAGCCATCCCAGACGCGCTGACAAAGACGATGTCAGTGGAGGTCAAGGACACTCTTTCGGTTACACTTACAAAACAGCTTAGAATTCAGACCCAGGCAGCGAAAGCCGCCGGTCGCGAATCAGTTTTGGTGACTGGAAAGAATACGCATGTGTCAGAGCCCGCGCAGAGGGCATTTGACCGAATTATCAGGCGAGATGATCTAGGGCCGCAGTGATGATGGAAGCGCAGTTTTACTACGTAATCGAAAACTTTGAATCAGCAGTAGATGCCTTGCTGACATTGCCGGGGGCGTTGAAGCCTGCGTGGTTCAGCCTAGATGAATCAAAAAAAGTCACGATTTCAGTGAACGAAGGTAAGAAGCTGCGGTCGGCGATATCTAAAGCTAAATCGGGCTTCTTTCTACACGCTGATAAAGTGTCATATAGCTTTTTAATTACACAGGCCTCGGATTTTGAGATAGGTGTATCAGGGCTTGATAGCTCCCAGGCAAGAGCATTGGCGGATCAACTTGGACGTGCTAATGCAGTATTTGGATATGTGGCCGAATGGGATGAGCGACTTCATAGGAATCGCCTCACAAAAAAAGCAAGTTACGGATTGGACGAGACCTGGGTGGGACGTGATTGGCGCAGATATGTACCTGGAGTGTATTGGTTAACTTTAGTGTCGGAGAGGTTGCTGCAAATGCACAGTGTGCCAGTTGAACCGCTGCTGGCTGCTGCAAAATCCGAGATCGCAAAGTTAGACAACGGCAGTTACATTTTGCGCTTCTTTGAGAGCGCGAATGAATGGCGAAGCGAAGCTCAGCGTCTCGACGACTTGTGTGAAAACGTACCTGGATTTTTTGCGATTTCCAGGGTGAAGCCGGCGTTTGAGCAAGCAGGCACGTTTCTTGAGACTGCCGAAGCGATTCATGGCTGGCGTTAGTGGTGATTTGGCACCGGGGCGCTGTTGATTCAAAAGCCAGTTCAGATTATTGGGAAGGGTCGTCTTCGCTAGCTGCAATACAGTTGCTTGCAGCACTGCGATTTTGCAGTTCAATGGTGGTGAGATAGCCGCCATTGCCGTCCAGTTTGTGTGTGGCCTTGGCCACGATCCATTCGTAGGTGGTGATGGTTTCCGGCCAACCAGCCAGCTTCACCGGCATTTCGGGAAAGATGTCGGGGCGACCGATGGCCAGATCCAGCGTGAACGTCGCCGCGCCACGCTTCACGCGTGCGAATTCCGCCTCGGCCGCACGCTTGGCGTCCGCTTCGGTGGGAAAGTCGCCACGCAGAATCTTTACGTGCCCATGCTTGCCAGCGAGCGCCAGGTGACCACGCGCGCCGTTCATGTCATACCAGCGCGCCTGTACCCCGGTGTAGGCGCTGCGGTCAATTTCCTGGAAGTGATGGCGATCGCCGCTCGTGCGCCGAATTATCAGCGCGGGAATGTCGGCGCCGCTCGCTGTTTTCGTCTCGCCGATCGGTGCGAAAATCAGTCGCCCATGTTTGACCGTGGCCACCGCGTCGAAGTGCTTGCCGATGCGTCGTAGCAGTGCCATATCGCTTTCGGTTTGGTCAAGCTGCGCGATGGGCTCGCTCGCCAGGTTGCTGGATACGCGCGGCGTGAGTCCATGCTCGCCCGCGATCACGCTGACGATGTGGTCAACGGTGGTATCGCTCCAGCTGCGCTCCTTGCGCGTGGCCAAGGGACCGGCCATACGCGCACTGCGTGCCCGTACCGTGATGGTGTCGGGCGCACCGCGGTGCTCAACTTCATCCACGACATAGGAACCCTGCAGGCACATACCTGATGTGTCGAAGCCCAGCGACACCTCGATGCTGACGCCTTTGCGCGGCATCGCGATACGCCCCGCGGTGTCTTCGAATTCCAGTTCAAGCTGATCCGCGTGATCCTCACGGCAGGCCACCAGCGTCATGCTGCTCAAATGCGATGTCAGGCGGCGCGTAACATCGATGCCGCCCACCACCACTTTGAAGGCTGGCCTAACGATGGCCGTACGCTGTTCGCTGACCATCAGGGTCTACCTGTGCTGCTGGTCGGCTCATCGGCCGGCAGGTTGTCGGAGCGGCACAGCGTCAGCGCAAAATCGACGCGACGCGGCGTGCCATCGGGAAAGAGATAGCGTTGCGTGGTCTCCAGGCTCTGAATGAAATACACGCCATAGACGTAGCCAGCGCCATCGACCAGCACATACGCCTGGCCGCCACGCCCCATGCCTTCCAGTTGCGTAATGGACGCCAGCGTGCCGGTTATCCCGGGCGCGACGGTGCCAGTCAGCGTAATGATTTCTTCGCCGGGGCCTAGATACTGGTAGTTGTCGCGCTCGCCGACGCGCACGGCCGCGCCGTGCTTGAACTGCATCTGCCGGCGCAGTTCGTCGTAGGCGGCGGTTTGCATGCCGAACGCAAACGGCCCGAACGCCATCAAGGTAAATCCAAGCATGTCAGCCCTCGTCCGCATAGCGGGAATTCGCGCGCGCCCGTTGCGCCCGCGCGTGATCGTTGAGCGCATCCTGCACCGCGCGTTTCACCTGCGAGGGTTCGGCGCCGCGTGCATCGATATGTACCTGGTAGCTGTTGCCGAGCGCGGCGCGTGCGCCCATCGGACCGGCCCCGCTGATCGCCCCTTGACCGGTGCCGGACGCTTGCTGGCCGGCCATTGGTGTGCGCCCGATCGTCTCAGCAACCTGGCGTGCCCGTTCGCGATCGTCCGGCATGATCCATTCAATCGGTACGCCGCCGGCCGCGGCGGGGCTGCTGCCGAAACTGCGGATGCGCGCGATCAGATCGCGCATGCCCTGCAGCTTGTCGGAGATCCAGTCGAGTGTCTTGCGTGCGGCGTTTTCGATCGTTTGCCACATATCGACGAACCAGGCCTTGACCGGCTCCCATTGCGTCACCGCCCAGCCGGCAGCGGTACCGATCGCTTCGCCGAGCCACACGAAGGCGCGTATGGCCATCGTGATGGCGTCAACCACGCCCGCGATGGCGCCGCCCACCAGCGTGCCGAAGGCGACCCCGTTTTGGCGTGCCGCATCCAACTGCTCGCTGGTCGCCTGGAACGGCTGCCAAAGCTGCGCCACCCATCGCCACACCGCGGCGAGCATCGATACCAGGGGGCCGAACACCGCTTGCAGGGCGGCGCCGAGACGCTGGAAGGCCGGCCCCACGGTTTGCACGATGCCTTGCCCAACACCCTCGAACCACGCGCGGATCGGCCCCCAGTATTTGTAGACGACCAGGGCCGCGACTGTGATGAGCGCGATCAACGCAAGCATCGGTGCACTCAAGCCCAGCACGGCCATCGCCGCCGCGCGCGCGCCGCTGATCAGCAATGGGAACACGCGCGCGAGTCCCGCACCGCCGCCACCGCCGAGGGTGAGTCCGCCCATGCGCATCAGAAAGCGCAGCAGCGCAAATTGGCCGACCAGACCACCTAAACCCACCATCAAGCCGCCGATCACCGTGCTCAGCACGCCAAGGCTGCCGGCGACCAGCAGGATGCCCTTCGCCAGCATCGGGTGGCTCTGGTTCCAGCCGGTGAGGTGACGCACCGCGTGGATGAGCTTCTGCAGGCCGGCGACATACACCGGCAGCAACTGCGTGCCCAGCTCACGGTAAAGATCGGACTGCCTGGCCAGAAGCTCCGCTTCCTGGCCGGCGGCTGTTTGCTTGGCCTCATCGTAGAGTGCATTGACACCATAAGCCTTCGGCGCAGCCGCTAGGTGCTTGGCGATGTTCGTGCGTTCCATGTAGAGCGAGGCGAAGAGATCGCCGCCCTTGCGGCCGGAGAACAGCGCGTTGATCTTGCTGATGACTTGCTGGTCGCTGAGCGTGCCGTCCGGGTTGATACGCGGCACGACGCGCGTCATCAGGTACTCGAACGGGTTCGTGCGATACAGGTCGCCATCCTTGAGCGCATCGGGCAGCAGCTTGGTGACGTGGCCGGTCTTGCCGTATTTCACGGAGCCCGGCTTGATCAAGCCGAGCTGCACCAGTTCTTCGGCCGACTGCTGCGTGGTGCGGCCGGCCGCCCAGTTCTGATAGGCGGTGGCCAGGCCTGTGCCCGCGCGGTGGCCGCCCATTTCCTGCATCGTGTGCAGCAGGCCGAAAAAGAACTGCGTGTCGTCGAGCTGCTTGGCCGCGATGCCGCCGGTCTTGATCATGTTGAGGAGGTCTTCGGGCTTCACCAGGCCGCCGGAGGCGACGTAGGCCTGCGTCGCGAAATCGAGCACCTGTTTCAGCCGAGCGGGATCTTTCGCGGCGCCGCGCAGTTCGGCGACCTTCAAGAGATCCATGAACATCGCCTCGGCGTTCGCGCCGTGGCCCTCCCCGTGGCCGCCGTTGGCCATCACGGTTTCGATGCCAAATTTCATGCGCGCCAAGTAGGGCGCGACCTGTTCGGATTCGTGCATGTCGCGCAGCACGCTGTAGCTCTCTTTCAGGAGCTTCAGGTTCTCCGTCGCGCTGGTGCCCATGATGTCCATGCCGCGCGCGAAGGTCACCGCATCGCTCACGGTGGCATCGCCGACGCCCATGGCACGCCACTGCGCGACCTGAGTCTGGAAGGCCTTGGCCTCGTCCATAGCGGGATGGAGCGCGCCGAGCACGTGCTGGCCGGTGACCATGGCCGCCGCGCCGCCCACGGCCAGATGCGTGCCCGTGGCCTGGCTACGCGCGAGCGCCTGGCGCGCGGCGCCCATGCGCTGTTGTTGCTGGCTGAGCTGCTGCAAGCGCCGCTGCTGGGCTTCCATCTGCTGGGTGGACGCCGCCACGGCGTCGCGCAACTGCCGCTCGTGCTGGGCGAGGTTACGCGTCTGGATGCCGGCGGCAGTTAGGCCTTCGCGCATCTGCTGCAGGCGGCGCGTCTGCGTCACGTATTGACGGCCGAGCGCCTCGGCCTGGCGTTTGGCCGCCTCAAACTCGCGCCGCTGCGCGCGCGTCGGCGTCGTCGTCGCCGCGATGGCCTTGCCCAGTTCCGTGGCCCGCGTGCGCGCCGCGTGCATCTGCGTGCCCAACTGCTGCGTGCCGGTCTTGAGCTCCCGAAAGCCCTTCAGATCCGCTTGGGCTTTTTCCAATTCCTTCAGGCGCTGGCGTGTCTCGCGCAGTGCCTTGGAGGTGGTGGACGAGCTGCCGGCGATGGCGCGCAACGGCGCGGTGGCCTTATCGATCGCGCTGAGCAGCACGCTTAATTTGAGATCCATCAGTCCTCCACGCCGTTGCGAAGGCGCGCCTGCTCGCGCCAGTCCATCAGTTCCGTCACGTCCATGTGATCCATCACCGGCGGTGCCCAATGGAACACCACGGCGATGTCAGCCATCGCGTCCTCTACACGGGCTGGAAGCCCTCGCGGCTCGCTCTCGTCAACAAAAAACCGGACACCTCCACCCCGAACTGCGTCAGGTCCGCCGGATCGAGGTTGGCCACTTCCGCCTTGGTGAGGTTGGGCTGGGTGATGCGCGGCAGGACGATTTCCAGGGCGGCGACGTCCATGTGCAGCAGGTTCACCAACTGCGTGCCGCGCAGCTCGCCGGATTTGGGTTTGCGCACGACGACTTCAGTGATCGTAGTGGTGCCGCGTTGAATCGGTTCTTCCAGCGTGATGGTGGCAGTGGTCTTGCGGTCGGTCATGGGGAGATTCCTCGCAATAGGGAAGGGCCGCGCGTGCGGCGCGTGGCGAAAAAAGCGAACGGATTACCAGTGGCCCATCGCGGCGCGCTGCGCGGCCAGAATGTCCACGCCGTCCACAATGAAGATGCTGTTGAGCACATCGATCTCGAACAGCACCACGCCGTCGACGGTTTCCTTGTAGTAGACGAGCGGCATGGTGAACTTGGTTTCGGACGATTCGCCTGTCTTGGCGTCGCCGCGGTCGATCTCGCTGTAGCGTCCGCGCCCGACGATTTCCACGGCCTGATAAAAGCCGGTGTCGTCGGCCTGGTAGGCGCCGGCCCAGCGCAACTGCACCGCGCCCACGGACGTGGCGCCAAACTGGCGCAGCGCACTGCGCAGGTAACCGCCGGCGGCGAACGATAACTCCAAGGCTTCGCCGCCCATGTCCACCTTCACGGGGGCATCCAGGCCGCCGGGGCGGATCTCCTCCATTTTTCGGGCGAGCTTGGGCAGCGTGAGGCTGTTGACCTGGCCAATGAACGATTCGCCGTTCTGGAAGGTGTCGAAGTTCTTGAGCTTTCGGGGTAAACCCATGGTGTTATCCTCGCATTCGTAACGGGGAAGCCGGGGCTTGCCGGCGGCGGTTGCCGCCGGCAAGTGTTTAGGCGTTGTTGGTGGTCGTGATCGCGGTCATCAGGTCCGCGATGTAGGTGTCGGTGAAGGTCTGCCGCAGCGTGAGGTCTTCCATCGGCGGTACCGGCGTGAAGTCGTAGGACAGTTTCAACTTGCCCACCTTCACGTTGCTCTTGTCGTTGAGGCCGGGATCGAACCAGCAGCGTGCGCCGAGCAGGAAGCCTTCGCGCACCAGGGCGCGCAGCTTGGCGTTGATCGCCTCGATCAGGTCGCGCACCAGGCTCGCGTGCATCGGCTTGTCGCTGTATTCGAACACGCCTTCGCCAATCGTCGCGGCTACCACCTGCGCGGTGCGCGTGTAGCTTTCGAACAGGTACTCGCCGTTGTCGCAGGTGCGCGAGCCCCAGAAGCGGAAGCCGTTGCGGTTGATCAGCGTGGTGACACCCGCTTCATTCAAGATGTCCGCGTCGGTGCCCTCGGTGAGGTAGTCGAAGTACACGTCGGCGCTGAGGCCGTTGACGCCATTCACGGGGACATTGGAAATCACCTTGTGCCAGCCGGTGGTCTGGTCGATGGCCGCACGCAAGCCCAGCGCGATGGCCGTGGTCATCGCCGGCGCGGAGGTCTTCGTGCTGGTATCGAACGCGGTGAAGTCCGGCCAGATCAGCATCAGTTCGCGCGCACTGAACTTCTTGCGGTAGGCGAGTGCCTCGGGGATCGTCTTGCAACCGTGGCAGGCCATGTAGGCAAAGGCGCCGAGGCGTTTGCAGATGATCGCCACCTGCTGCGCCACGTCTTCGGTATCCAGGCCCGGTGCGCCGATCAGGCGCGGACGAAGGCCCACGCGTTGTTCGGCGGTGAGCAGCGCCTGCAAACCGGTGTAGCGCCCCTGCGCGTTGGTGGTGCCGATCACGTTCGCGGTGGTGGTGGCCTCATCGTCGCCTTCGGCCACGCGCACGACGATGACCGGGCAGCGCACCTGGTTGTCGATGGCCTGCAGCGCTTTGGCGAGCGTGCCCTTGATGCCGGCGGCGGCGATACCGGCCTTGGCCTGCGTCAGCAACACCGGCGTGTCCAGCGGAAACACGTTGGCATCGGCATCCATCGCGGTGACGACGATGCCGATCACGGCGGTGGAGGCGGTCTTGAAAGCGAGCGGCGCATCGGTGGTTTCTTCGATGCGCGCGCCGTGGTGGTAAGCGGTGGACATGGGGTTAGGCCTCGCTGGGGATTGGGGTGAGGGCGTCGTCGGCGACGGGTGGAGCGGTCAGCATGTCGACGGGCGGTTCCACGCCTGGCTCTGCGACGACGTGCTGCGTGTCATCGGCTGTCTCATCGGTGGCGACACGGTCATCGGGGACGATGTCCCATGTCACACGTTGCGCGTTCCAGCGCGGTGCCTGGTGCGTGCCCGCGAGAGGCGGTGCGATCACCGTCAAGGCGTCCGGCAGCGGCTCGCCGGGTCGTGGATTGGCGGCGCGTTCGGCGGTGGCTTTCGACCACACCGGCGTGCGGCTGTAGTCCGGTTGCTGACGCCAGGCGCGCGCGTCGCTGTCCCACACGTTCATCAGCGGCGCGTCGCTGCTCAAGATCGGAGGGGCTTCGGCGGTCACGCCGTCGGGCAGGGCATCGCCCAGCGCGAGCGTGTTCGGCACCGGGCGACACGTCGCGGTCTCCCAGAGCATCACGCGGCGAAAGTCGGGCACGACGTCCCACGTGGTGCCGTCGCTGTTGAGCCGCGCACGTGCATGAGCACCGACGTCACTGGGCGGTGCGACCTCCACCACGTTACGCGGCAGGTAATAGGTGCCTTCCAGTGGTGAGAGAAACACCTCCACCGTGCTCAGCAGCTCGCGGGTGGTTTCGTCGAAGCTGTACGCGTGCTTGGCGGTGGGAAGGTCGAGCGTAGCGGGATCGGACATGGCGTGGCCTGCTCAGTAAGCAATGAAATGGAACATGTGCGTACCGGCCGCGAGGTTGTCGCTCCCTCCGGCCGCGGCGATGGTGAGGGTGTGGCTGTGGCTGCCACCGTTGGCCAACGACAGGCCGTGCGTGTGATCGCCCACAGCGGCAATCGAGATGGTGTGCGAGTGCGCGCCAGCACCGTTCATGCCGATGTTGTGGCCGTGATTGCCTTGCCAATCGGTGCTGAAGCCATGCGCGTGATCACCGACACCCGCCGTCGAACCATCGACGGGCGTGGCATCGCTGGGATCGCGTTCGTGATAGATGCCGTAGCCACCAAAGATCGGCCCGGAGGGCAGCACCCCTCCGTGCGCATGGGCGCCGGCCCCGGCGGTGGAACCGCTGTGCGCGTGACTGCCTTGACCATCGGTCCACGCGCCATGGGCGTGATCGCCCACGCCGCTGGCGCTCGCACCGTGATTGTGGCCACCGCCCGGTGTCAGGCTCACACTGTGGCCGTGGTCGCCACCGGCCGCGGCCGCCGCGCCGTGGGTATGCGTCAACAGTGAGCCCGCGCTGTACGTGCCGACCTTGGTGGCATCGACCGTGGCTTTGATTACCGTGCCGTCGCCGAGGTTGGGCAGGTTGAAGGTGGTGACACCATCACCCGCGCCGTAGGTGGTGCCGATAGCGGTGAATAGCTCCGCATACTGCGTGCGCGAGATCGCCGCGCCGTTGCACAGCAGGGTGTAGGGCGGTGCTTGCTTGCCGGCCGTCACGATGATTTGCCCGGGTACATACCGCGCGCGTGCATCAAGCTTGGCCGCCAGCAGCGCGATCAGGCCGGTGATGTCGTCCATCCCGTGCGTATGCTTGGCCGGCGGAAACGTGGGGCCGATGGCGGTGAGGAAGTCCGCGCCGGTGGCGATCGCCAACAGGCGCTTGGTGAAGTCGGTGGGCGCGCCCGCGCCGAAGCGCGCATTGAGCGCAGCGAGCAAGTTGGCTGGCACAAGCGCTTTTTGGGTGTCGCGTCCGGCCTTGGCGTCCTCGTCCGTGGCGAGCTTTACCACGCCGAGCGTGTCCGGCGTCGCCGCGGGGTTCACGAACGTGGTATCGCCGAACACGATCTGGCTCGCCGACACCGTGGCGAACTGCACATCGCAGGCCAGCATCATCACAGCGCCGGCGGATTTCTCCACGATCACATCGGCTTGGCCGTAGGACGCGAACAGCGTGCCGTCCGCGAGATAGAAGCCGAAGCCGCGGACGGTGTAGACGTCCTTGCTCGCATCGCTGATCGTGACGTGGATCGTGTCCGCCGCGGTGGCGCCGCCGGCGATCGTGGCGATGCGCTTGATTTCGTCGGGAACCGCCTGGCCGGGTGTGAAAGCGGTCGCCGTGACCGTGGCGTAGGCGATACGCACGGCGTTGGTGCCGTCGCCTTGGGTGTTACGTAGCGCCGCGAGACCTGCCTCGGTGACGGAAAGAATCAGTGCACCCACGTCAGGCGGCTCCTGCAAATTGAAGGTGGGCGTAGGCCATCGCACGAACGGCAGGTATGACGCCCACGCTCGCGCGGGCGTTGAGCCCCTGGGTGAAGGTGAAGTGGTCGCGCGCGGATTTCGTGCGGCTGACCTCGGCGATCACGTCGTCGACGAACGCGGCGGAGGTGTCCTGCGTCGTGCTGTCCGTCAGCGTCAGCGTCAGTTGGAACGTAAACGGCTCGCCTTCGGGTTCCTGTTCGAACCACGGACGCACCACGACGTGGCCGCCGAAGGAGGCGACGACATCCTCCACCGATTGCGCGGTGCCTTGCTGCCGCGCGATGGCGAGCGCATGGCGCACGCGCGAACGCTTCACCGCCTCCGACCAGTACGGCTTCCAACTGCGCACGCCGAGCGACCAGGCCAGCCATGGGAGGAACTTCGCCGGGATGGTGTCGGGGTTGGCGAGCGTCGCCAGCGGCGTGGCGAAGCTGAGCAGCTCCGCGCAGAGCTGCGCGAAGGCGCGCTCCATCGGCGTGGCATTGGGTGGCAGCAGGCTATTCACCGACGCCTCCGGGCGTGATCACCACGCTCGTGCAGAAGGCGGCTTCCGTATCGCTTACCGCGAGCGTGGCGTTCGGTGTGAGGTCGAGGACATCCTCGACACCGGGTACCTTGAGCGCGGCATACAGGCCGGACAAGGTGATGTTGCGGCCGATACGTCGCGACTCGGCCAGATACTTGGCCAGGGTGTCCTTCGCGGTTGTCAGCACAACGTCGGCGTCCGGACCAGCGAAGAACGCAAGCCGTGCCGACACGCTGAAAGGGCGGATGGTCACCCCCTGCACGATCACCTTGTCGGTCAGCAGGCGCCGCGTTTTCACCGTGATGTAGTCGGTGACGGTTTGCAGCAACTCGGGGGAAGGTGTGCCGTCACCGTCGCGCGCCATGACCGACACCACCACCGTGCCGGGCTCAGGGCTCGTCACCTTGGCATCAAGCACCTGGCCGGACGCGCTGCGCGCCAGGAATTCGTAGGCGTCGGCCGGGCCGGCGGTGGAGTAGCCGGTGGGCGCAAGCTGGCAGCGATAGAGCAGATCGTCGTCGGACTCGTAAACCGCTTCGATGGCTTTTTCGGGAATGGCCGGGCTGATCAGCAGACGCTTCACGCCGAGACTTGCGGCCCAGTTGTCGAGGTCCTTGCCACGCGCGGTCGGCAGAAAGCACGCGCGCGCGTCGTCGTTCTTCTTCTGGCGTTCCTGCAGCACGATGTACGCCAGCACCTGCAGGCTTTTGCGGATCGGGTCCGATTCCACCGTGGCGGTGTAGGCCGGCCACAGCTGTGCCATGCGGCGTTCGGCCATGGCGAGGAGCGCTTCGTAGTCGAGCGCTTCGACGACGTCCGGCAGCGGCAGCTGATTGAGCTGGATCGCATCCGTCATGCGCTCATCCCCGGCAGTGTCACCGGCACGGACACATCCAGCGGTTTGCCGGTGTCGGTACGGGTGCCCACCAGGTCGAGCACCCAGCGGCCCTTGAGCGCATCGGCAGCGGATAGGGCGGCCCGCTTCAGCGTGATGCGCGGTTCCCAGCGCATGAGCGCGGTCGCGGTCGCCGCATAGAGCTGCACGCGCGTGGCGGCGTTCGCCGGCGCGTCGATGAGATCGGGGACGCGGCTGCCGTAGTCGCGGCGCATAACGCGTGTGCCGATGGGCGTGGCGAGGATGTCGGCGATGGATTGCGCGAGATGCGCATCGCCGCTCAAGGCTTTGCCGGTACGTGCATCCATACCCATCATGGCATCGGCTTCCCGCTGATACCGCTGCCCGGCTGCACTTTGTCGTGCGGGTGGTTCTTCAGGCTGATGTCGCCGGCTTTGACGTCAGTGTCGCTGGTGATCGTCTGGCTGGCGTGGAGGGTTTGCTCGAACGTTGCCGCGTGCGACACACTGAGCTCCCCGTCGATGGCCACGTGACCGGTGAAGGTGAAACCGCCCGGCGCCGTCACCTGCACGCGGCCATCGGCGGGTAGCAAACCCTTGAGTACGTGTGCAGCTTGGTCATAAAGCAGCGCCGCGCCATCGCCGAACGCGATCAGCACGTTGTCGGGGGCGGCCTCGGCAGGGGCGTCGTGGGCATCGCAAAAGATGCTACCGATGACGACGCCCGCGCCCAAGTTGCCGTTGGGCGAGAGCACCACGACCTGCTCACCGACGGCCGGCGGCGACCACGACTTCGTTTGGCCAGCACGCGGGGCAACCCACGGCAAGGGACGCGTGAGCAGTCCACCGATAGTCACCTGCACGCGCTTGCCGATTACGGCGTGCACCGTGCCGAAGCGAATCAGGTTGGCGAGTTGGCGCGGGGCGTCATCGAACATGCCCACCATGCTGCGGGCATGGGATGCGCGCGTGCAGCTAGGGCGTGTTCTGAACGCTGTGGTCCAGAACACACCGTGATGCGAACGCTATGTGCAGAACCGATGGTTCAGTTGAGGACGATGATGTCCATGTCAGTTTCCTCGTCGTAGTCCATTTCCCAATACCCTTTGCGCACCCCTTCTTCCACCGCGTCTTGAAGCGATAGCAACTTCCGAGGCCAGGTGCCCGTTCTTTGCTTGTAGATCATGCGAAGGCGGTGGAGGGAGATGATGCGGCGACCGGTGGTTTCGGAGTAATCCGCGTTGCTTTTTACCAAGTCTTCAACCACATGAAAAAACGTGTCTGTTTCCATAGTGACCTCTTCCGTAGTGAGTCCCCGCCGCAATGGTGGAGATGTTGGTCTCGCACGTGTTTCCGCGTGTGATCCTGCGTCGCTTCATGTAAGTTCTTTGTGAATCCGCCGTGATGAACGTCCCTCCACGCTGGCTGCCTGCCTTTCGGGAGCCCTGACCGCTTATGGTTATATATGCTCGATTGATTCGCTTTTTTTTAGCGATGACGACTGATCTACCATGCGAAAAGTCACGACTCGGGCGCGATTAGCGGTATTGTTAAACACGGCGCATCCTAACGATTCCTCAGGAACACGATCTCCTTCGGCGGCTCAATGGACACCATTCTCGACACTCTGATCTATCGCGCCGAAGACACGACGGTCGAATTCAAGTGCGAACAGTACGTTATCGCTAAGCCTCCGAAGGAAGAGGGTGTTTTGCCAGCTGACGCTAAGCGCGCGTATGAGGCGAAAAAGTCCGAATTGCTCAAGGACGTTCTGGCGATGGCCAACGCCTGGCGTGATGGATCGGGCTATATCGTCATTGGTGCACGTGAAGGCAAAGGTGGTCCAGCAGAGGTTATCGGGTTGCCGGACAATGCATTATTTGACGATGCTGTGATCCAGCAGTTCATCGGCTCCAAACTGGCGCATGCGCTTCAGTTCACATATGCCGTTATCGACTACCAGGGAAAGAAGGTTGGCCTGATTACTATCCCAAAGCAAAACGGTCGGCCGTTCTACGCAAAAGAGGGCTATGGCGTTGTGCAGGCCGAAGTGGTTTACGTGCGCCGTGGAAGCTCCACGGCCACAGCCGATCCCACGGAGATCGCACGCATGGGACGCGATGAAGTCAGTTCTCCAAAGGTGGGCGATGTCATATTTGTTGTCACGGATGAGTTGGGTGTGGCTTTGCCTGCAACGAAGCGTGGATTGACGATTCGTGATTTTGGAGAAATTGACAAGCTCGAGGACTACAGCGAGTCAAATGCTTTCAATCAACTGTTGATACAGATCAACGGCACGAATCGAGACTTTTACCGCGAAATGGCAGAAGCGCTTCATATGCGATCCTGCGCCGTCATGGTTAAGGTTGCGTTGCTCAACAGGTCGACATATGCCTTGCGGGACTGCAAGCTCGACCTTTTGGTAGCGGACAAGCACGGTCGGCCGATCGAGCTAAAGAAAATGCACGAATTCCCCGATTTTCCGCGGCGTCGTAATAATTGGATGGGCCACAGAATTCCCGATTTCGGTCCCATAGGCCGTAGAACTGAATCCATGGATGTGGAGGGGATGGGCCGGTGTGTTTTCCGATTTGATCTCGTGCGTCCAGGTGAGACCGTCCATTCGCCAGAGACGTTTGCGGTTATGCCTTCAGAGTCGACTGGTATTTGCTTTGCTTTCCGGTTGCTTTCAGGAGATTTACCGCAACCTGTGACGTACGAGTGTCAGTTTGATTTGGTTGTCGAGCGTGAACATTGGGACGTAAAGCGCCTGGAACACGAGCTTTCGCGACGCCCTGTAGAAGAGTCTGAGGACTGAGCGCAGTCCCATGATTCAAGGATATGAGCCCGGAGCCTGGCGCTCATTGTTGCGCTGACAGCTGGGCCTGGCACTTTCGATCTTTCGCCACATTGGTACATGCAAGACCACTGACTGAGCAGGGGCCAGCGGTGTCGCCCGACGGACAGTGTGGATCGTGGCGTTGTTCAGGATTGCAGGTATTGGAGAAGATGCTCGAGAATCAGTTCTCGATCAGATGGCGTGAACCCCAGCAATGGGCGCGCAGGATAGCGAGCCATCTGTCCATTCGGTGTAACGCGATCCATGCCGCCGTCCTGATGGATGCGGGCCAGGCGCGCCACGCGTCCGAAGAAGCCGACTTCGGAGCCATCCTGCGTGATGTTGGTTTTCAGCCATCGTGTAGTACGGAGCTTAACGAACATGGCCCTCTTTCGGCGACGGATCGCTCCACGCTTGTCGCGCCCGGATTCCGCGCGCTTACGCGTAGCGTAGGGCGTGCCATCGGGTGCAACCTGCGCAGCGATCCGTTGCTGTTGCGAGCGGCGAAGATCGAGCGCAATCGTGCGCGCAAGCTGCCGCCGTTGCGCCGGTGCCAGCTTGGCCAGCAGCGGCGCGGCCCACAGCTCGAGCTGTGTCAGATCGTCGGCCATAGCCACGAGCCCGTGGGATCGGCCGATGGCTCTGCAGGATGATCGAACGCACCCTCGCTGCTTGCGTACACCGCTTCGGTCAGATCGATTTCAATAGACACATCGGCCAGCTCCGCCGTCATCAGCTCGCATTCGAAACGGATGCCGCGCTCGGCCTGCATTGGATTCTTGAGCATGTCGGGCTGCTCGATCGCTACCCACATGATCACGACTTTCGCCAATGCATCCATGTCACCTGCAAAATCTTGAAGCACGGCGGTGAGCTGATAGCTGTAGGTCCAACCCGCACCCTCAGTACCGTTGGCGACAAGCTTTCCTTTCTCCACGAAGATCGAAAGACGCTGCGGATCGCTGGCCAGTTCCGGCAATCCAGCGAGCAGCGCGTTGCGAAAGCGCCCTGGCTTGTTCATGGCGAAATGCTGTTCGGTGTAGCTTGCGCTTCGAGACGATCGAGCACCGCGTTCAACTGCTCGCGGATTTCAAGGCAGGTGCCGTAATTGGCGGCGATGACGCCGGCGGCATGAGAGGCTGTAACGTCGGAGGCCGTCGCATCAGTATCTCGGGCAGGGCCGGGCAGGACACCCGTGGCGGCGGCGTCGTGCAGCCGGACAAAGCCGCGAGGCAAAGGAAAAGCGCGATCGGTCGCAGGCGTGACATAAGACGGGATCTCCCGTTGCAGGGTGTGCGTGGTGTCATGGACGACGCGCACGTGGTCCACGTAGCGAGTGACGATCTTGACGTCGAGGCGAGCGGTAGACGCGTCAAAGAGCGCGGCGAACGTATCGGCTTGAGCGCGCGCCAGGCGCGAGGACAGCTCTGCGGTCTGGTGACGTTGCCATCCAATCACGGCCAGCGCTGCAAGGAGCAGCGCGGCGAGGAGGGTGGCGAGGGGTTTCAGGAGCAGGTTCATGCAGCGAGGACCTCCGAGGGCAGCACGACGTCTTCCATGCGGCAGCGCGCGATCTCGCAATTGACGCCATCGAGCTCGGCACCGAGGAAGTCGCGTCCTTCCATCAACGCGGCGACGCCGGTGGTGCCGCTGCCGGCGAACGGATCCAAAATCACACCGCCCGGCGGGCACACGCGCACGATGCTGCGCATGAGTCCGGTGGGCTTGCCGGTGACGTGATGCTTGTCCTTCTGGCGGATCGATTCGACGTGATAGCCGGGTAGATAGCCGACTTCGTCCCGCGGCGGCATGTCGCCCTTGCTGCCCCATACCGCGTATTCGGCGCCGTTGCGGAATCGGCCTGGCCCGCTCGGGCGGCCGGCCGGTTTCAGCCAGGGCACGATGCCGCGCCAGGTCGCGCCGGCGGTCTGCAGCGCATCAGTGGTCGATGGCAGTTGGCGCCAGTCTGTGAACAGCACGACCGGCGATCCGGGTTTGGCGATGCGCAGGCACTCGGAGAGCCACAGCGTGACCCACAGCGTCCAGCTGCGCTGATCGCGGTTATCGCCGCTGAACGACTGGTAGGGGCGCAGGGTACCGGTCTGCACGTACTTCTTGACCGGCGATTGCTGGCGTTGCGCCATGTGCAAGCCGCCGGAGCTGTATGGCGGATCGGTGATGATCGCATCGACGGATGCATCGGGAAGGGTACGCAGGAAGGCAAGGGCTTCGCCCTGGTGCAACTGGAACGATGGCAAGGGTCTACATCTCCACACGGTTAAGCACCCAGCCAAAGAGGTATTTGCGCTGGGATGGTTTGGATTCGGCAAGTTCCAGGTAGCGGGTGGCCTGCACGCCGTTGAGGCCGCGCATCAGGGCGGTGATGCCCTGCGGTCCCCGCCAGCGCAGGAACGCGCGCAACGCATCGAGCGTGACGGTGCCGATGCGGCCATCGACATGCAGATCGCCGTAGCGGCTGCCGGTGTCGTTAAAGCCATTGAGCCAGCGCTGCAGGAACGCGGCGGCCACCGGCGTACCCATGTTGACGCCGGTATCGATCAGCTCCGCGCCGATGGTGGGCTCGATCGCGAACACGTCGGCAAAGCGCGGTTCGTCGACGTAGCGCTTGCGGTAAATCGCGCGCGCCACGTTTTCGGGCAGGTCTTTCATCGCGCCGGTGTAACCGTACGCGCGGGCACTCGCGACCGTGATGCCCCAGCGCGTTTCCTTGCCGGCATCGTCGGGATCGTTCGTGTACGTGTCCCAGCCTTCCGCTTTCATGACGGCAGTGATCAGCTGGTCGATACGCTGTTCGGCGAAGGTGATCACCACGTGTCCCTCCGCCAGATCCACGTGAGCCAGGCGCGCGGCGCGCGGAAAAGATGCGCGAGGTTGCCGCGATGGATCAGGAGCAGCACAGCGATCGCGGCCGTAAGGAGCGCTTCGAGCGGCCCCGGTGGTGGGCGAATACCGCAGAGCAGCTTCACCGCGGTGGTGGTGGAGGCCACGATCATCAGCCACGCCATCCACGCGATGCCGTGGCGATGCCGCGAGTCACCGCGGCGGAACGTCACGAGGCGCAGCACGATGACGAGGCAGGCCACCCCCTGCACCAGCGGCCAGATGCCGAACGGGACGAACGGTAGGGACATGATCAGTCTCCTTTACGGAACAGGATGGCGAGGTCGAGGGTCTTGGCGCGCTCGATGAGCTGCATGGTGAGCGTCACCACCAGCGCGCCGGCCAGGAACGCGGCGACGGCAGGGCTGTGCAGCGGCAGATGCGCGAGCAACTCTGGGGCTGCGAGATAACCCACCACGGTGCTGATGACGAGATAGATCACGCGGCGGGTAAGTGGCAGATCGCGCGAACTGGTGACGAACAAGGCGGCGCCCGCGATGGCGCCGACCAAGGCATTGCCATCGATGCCGGGCAAGAGGGCAGTGGTAGCGGCGGCGGTACCCAGTACGGTGGAGGTGGCAAGCGTGGCGGTCGCAGGCTCGGACATCATCAATCCCATAGCTGGAGGGTTGGGAGGACGCGCGTGCCCACGTCCTGGGCATCGGGAAGCACCACCGGCGTGCCGGTCGGGAGTACAGGGCCGAGGGCGGCCAGGCCGCGATTCATTTCGTAGACCGTCTCGACCACACCGGCGGTGGTGCCGAACACGCGCCAACAGATCGCATCGACCGTATCGCCCTGCTGCGCGTAGACGGTTTGCGCCATCAGAGCAACTCCACGACGTTGCGTGGCCGGCCCAAGATGTCCGCGACCGCCCAGCGCGCGTTGCGCCGGAAGTCGTCGGCCGAATCGGCTTCGCCCTGAGCGCGATAGTCGCCGGCGCGCGTGTTGTCCCAGTCGCGATACTTCTCGGCGATGTCGGCCTGCACCGTGCTGGCCACGGCGCGCAGATAGCGGTACACGAGGGCGCTCGCACCGGCGATGGTCTCGCCCACATCCGCAGCGCTGTCCCAGCCTTCGCCGATGCGTGCGGCCTTGTAGGTGGCGAGCTGCGTATTGACGTCGAGCATGGCTTCGATGGCGCTCGCGCGCAGCCGCTCGGCCGTGACGTTGCCGGTGAGGCGGGTCGAAGCGCGCAGCGCGGCCAGATCCACATCCGGCCAAAAGCCGTCGTTGGCGATGAGGCCTTCGCCCTGGGTTGTGGTGGCGATGGTGCCGCCGTTGGCGATCAAGCTGCCCATGGAAGTCCTTTCAAAAATCCGGCGGTGGACGGGTGGATCACGGCCTGCGCGTGCGCAGCGTTCACCACCCGTGCCGCCGGGCGCCGGGGGGAGGCTCAGGAGCCGCGCGAGCGCGGCGAAGGGTGGCCGGCAGACGGGCCGGAGTCTGCGTGACGCAGTCGGCGTTCCAACTGCTCGATGTCTTTTTTCGCGCCGACCTTGTCGTGCAACTCGACCGCGCGGCGCAGGTGTTCCAACGCGCTCTGCGGTGCGTGCTCGGCCTGGTGCCGCCCGATGGCGAAGTGGAGCTTGGCGCGCACCTGGTCGGGCATGTCGCGCGAGGCGGTGAGCTGAAAAATCTCCTGCAGCACGTCCACATCGAACGGCTTGCCGACCTCGTAGGCCTTCAACGCTTGCACGGCCGGCTCTTCGGCGATCAGCGTGGCCGGCGTGCGCTCGAAGCGATCGGGCAATGACAGGTTGTGATCGAGCACGTAGCGCGCGACATCGAGTGCACCCGTGTAATCGCCAACGTCGATGCGCCAGGTCAGCACATAGCCGAGCACGTCATCCTGCACGCCCTGACCACTGGCCAGCACTCCGGCCACGTAGTCGGCGTAATCGCCGAGGATCTCGCGCTTGATCACGATCTTGCGCTCGACCGATTGCACTTGGTGCAAGCGACGACGATCGGCATCGAGCTTCGCACGCATGAGGCGGTGCGCACGGGAGGTGGACGCATCCACCTCCGCGCCGGGCGCTGCTTGCGCGCTCGCCCGTGCCGCTTCCACACGCATCAGGTGCGCTTGGGCGGGTGAGAGCGTCATGGTTACAGCGTGCCGGTCGTGGTTGGCCAACTGCCGAGCACGATGTTTTCAATCAACACCGCACCTTGCAGGCGTTCCACCACATACGCGTCGTTGCTCGACTGGTAGTCGGCCACGCGATCGTAGTCGGGTTCATCACGCAGCAAGCGGCGGCGGGCGCCGGCCTGGTAGTAAATCGAGAGGTTGTCCGGGCGCGTGATCAGCAGCTTGTCGCCAGGGAAGTACGGAAGACCTATGCCCTGCAGGCCGCCCATGGTCTTCTGGCTAACCAGAATCTGCGTGGCCAGTTCATCGGTGGCGCGCTGCTGCTGGTTGATCTTCGGGAAATACTTGTCGTGCATCAGCTTGCGGCCCACGTGGACGCGCAAGCCGGTGTCTTCCTGGAACCACGGGGCCAGCAGCAGGAGGGCGTCGTACACCAGCGCGTCGAGGTTTTCATAATCGCCGCCCGGTCCCACGCGCACTTGCTTGCTGCCGGCCTTGGCCTCGCTCATCACCTGTGCCGGCGCCTGTTCGCGCAGGATTTGCAGCCAGCCCTTGTTGACGTCCTGCAGCAGCGGGTTGGCCTTAATGTCGGTGTCGTCGGCCACACTCGTGCCGTTCCAGCCAATCATCAGGCGGTCCAGCGCTTGCTGCTTGACGAGCATGGTGGAAAGGCGCGTCTGGAAGTCAGGGAATTTCGCCCACGCATCGAGCGTGGCGTAGGGGAAGGAAGTGTCGAAGTTGGTCTGGTAGCAGGTGTAGGGCTGCGCATCCATGTCGCCCAGATAGCGCGGCGTGCGCTTCTTGTTGTCGGACGTCTTGGTTCGGCTCGCGACCGGACCGGAGACGCCCAGGTGAAGCTTCTCGCCCGTTTTTTCGGTAACCGGATGGACGTTGACCATCGCCAGGTAGTCGCTCGATTCCTGGATGCGGTTTTCCATCGTCTGCTGGACGGACGGTTGCACGTCGAACTTCTCTGACGCGCTGGCGACACCGTTGAGCTTGGCCACCTGGGTGGAGAGGGCGTGGAACTTGACGCGGGTTTCGTTCTTCATGGGTGTCCTTGTGTGGAAGCGGGGAAGGCGAGGCGCGTGCGGTTTAGAAGTCGGTCAGCGCGTCGTCGGTGCCGGTGGCCAGCGGGCGGGTGGCGGTGGCGGCAGGCGTGGTGTTGAACAATTGCTCCAGCGCCGCCACGCGCGTGGTCATGTCCGTCAGCTGCTGCCGGCTGGCCTTGATCTCGGTGTCCACCTGTTCAAACTGGCGTGCGGTCTGCGCGCTCTGCGCCTCGCCGTGCTCGGCGACTTCTTCCAGCGCGGCTTCGATGTCCGAGAAGCGCGCGCCATCGGTGAGGTTCTTGCGCGCAAACAGCTCACGAATCTTCGCGAGCACGCCGGGTTTGGCCTCCGGCTCATCGACAAACTCGATCACCGTTTCGACGGCGGCCGAGAAGTGGTTGTCCGGATGGAGCTTGCGTGCGGCGAACGGGTTGGCGTCGGGGTTGGCCGCCGCGAATTGCAGCATCTCGGTGCCGAGGCTGGCCGGGTTGTCGGTGACGGCCAGGCCCACCAGGTATGCCTTGCCGGTGTCGGCAAACTTCGGATTCACTTCGATGGAGGTGAAGACCTTCTGGCCCTTCTTGGTCATGCCGACCAGGTCATCGGTGGGCGAGATTTCGGCGAAGAGCTCCAGCTTGCCGTCCGCGTTCTGCGCCTGGGACAGCGCATCGACGAAGCCGTAATTGCGGAACGGCCCGTCGGGCAGCACGCCGCGGATGTGTTCCAGGTTGATCGTCGCGCGGTACTTGGCCGGGTCGTAGTGCTCGGCCATCTGCGCAATCCATTCGCGCTGGATCGTGCGGCCGTCGACCGTGGCGCCTTCGGTCGCGATGCGGAACTTCTTCGATTTCTTTGCCATGCAACGGGCCTCGGTGACGTGGGGACGGGAATAGGTCGCCAGCATCGATAGCGCTGCGCACACCGGCAACGCGGGGCGGTTCTGTACACATCGGTTAAGAACAACACGCGGCCCAGTGCGGTGAGGCGCGTCCCTACGCTGTCGCCCATGTTGATGCCCACCGTCGCCACCGATCCGCGCACCGTTGCTCGCAGCCTGTATTTCCAGGGCTGGAGCGTCACCGCGATTGCCGAATACATCGGCCAGGCGCGTTCGACCGTGGAATCGTGGAAGCAGCGCGACGGTTGGGCGAGTGCGAAGCCAATTGATCGCGTGGATGCCGTGCTCGAAGCGCGGCTATGTCAATTGATCGCCAAGGACAAGAAAGACGCCCACGATTTCAAGGAAATCGATCTCCTGATGCGCCAGGTCGCGCAGATCGCGCGCGTGCATCGCTACGAAGCGCCCTGTGGGCACGAAGGGCATCTCAATCCGAAGGTTGCGAACCGCAATGCTGGCCCGAAGAAAAAGCCGCTCAAGAACGACTACAGCCCGGAGCAGGCGACGCAATTGCATGAAGCCTTCATGGACTCGTTGTTTGCGTATCAGCGCCAGTGGCACGAAGCCGGGCTTGCGCAACGCATCCGCAATATCCTGAAATCGCGCCAGATCGGTGCGACCTGGTACTTTGCCCGCGAAGCGCTGGACGATGCGATCCTCACCGATCGCAACCAGATTTTCTTGTCGGCCAGCCGCGCGCAGGCGGACGTGTTCCGCCAGTACCTCACGCAATTTGCGAAGGAGGCGGCCGAGATCGAGTTGAAAGGCGATCCGATCATCCTGCCCAACGATGCGTCGCTGTACTTCCTCGGCACCAATGCGCGCACCGCGCAGAGCTACCACGGCAATCTCTACTTCGACGAATACTTCTGGGTGTACGGCTTCCAGACGCTGCGCAAGGTCGCGTCCGGCATGGCGATCCACAAGAAGTGGCGGCAGACGTATTTCTCGACGCCTTCGGCGCTGAGCCACGACGCGTATCCGTTCTGGTCCGGCGCGTTGTTCAACAAGGGCAGGGCGAAGGCGGATCGGGTCGAGATCGATATCAGCCACGCGGCGCTGATGCATGGCCTCGCGTGTGCAGACGGTCAGTGGCGGCAGATTGTCACCGTGCTGGACGCGATGGCCGGCGGGTGCAATCTATTCGACATCGATCAGCTGCGGCTGGAATACAGCAGCGAGGAATTCCAGCAGCTTTTGATGTGCGAATTCATCGACGACTCGGCGTCGGTGTTTCCGTTTGCCTTGGTGCGGCGGTGCATGGTCGATAGTTGGGAAGTGTGGGACGACGTGCGCCCTTTTGCGCCGCGGCCGCTGGGCGATGTGCCCGTGTCGATCGGTTTTGATCCGTCCAAGGGCACCAGTGGCGGCGATCCCTCCGGTTGCACGGTGAATGCACTGCCGACCTCTGGGCGCGACCTTTTCCGGGTGGTGGAGAAACATCAATGGCCAGGCCAAGACTTCGATGCGCAGGCCGGCAACATCAAGCGACTGTGCGATACCTACCACGTCATCGATATCGCGATCGACACCACCGGCATGGGCACGGGCGTGTATCAGCTGGTGAAACAGTTTTTCCCGATGGCGCGCGCGATCCAGTATTCGCCCGAATCCAAGGCGCTAATGGTGATGAAGGCGCAGGACGTGATGGGGAAAGGGCGTCTGGAATGGGACGCCGGCTGGACCGATCTCGCCGCAGCCTTCATGGCCATCCGCAAAACCCTCACCCCGAGTGGTCGGCACGTCACTTATGACGCCAGCCGCTCCGCCGACGTCGGCCACGCGGATCTCGCCTGGTCGGTGATGCACTCCCTGATCGTTGAACCGCTGGAAGGCCGTGCGGCCAACAGCCAAAGCTTTATGGAGATTTCCTGATGGGCAAGCGCAAGAATTTCAAACCGCAGGCCAGTGTAGCCACCGCCGAGGCCACGAAGGCGCATGCCTTCACCTTCGGCGAGCCGGAACCGATCGACCGTGCCTCCCTGCTGGACTACGCGCAGGTGTGGAGCAATGGCCGCTGGTACGAGCCGCCGGTGAGCGTGCTGGGCCTGGCCAACATGCTGCGCACGGCGCCGCATCACTCGTCCGCCATCTTCATCAAGCGCAACCTGCTGGTGTCGTCGTTCGTGCCGACACCGTATCTGTCCGTCGCCGACTTCGAAGCGTTTGCCACGGATTACCTGGTGTTTGCGCATGCGTACTTAGAGCAGATCCCATCGATGTCCAAGCGGCTGCTGCGGCTCAAGCGCTCGCCGGCGCTGTTTACGCGCGTGGGGGTGAACGGCGGGCCGTGTTGGTTCGTGCCGTACACCGGCGAGGCGTTTCAGTTCGAGAACCCGGTATGCCAACTGTTCGCGCCCGACGTGAGCCAGGAAATCTACGGCGTGCCGGAATATCTCAGCGCGCTGCACGCGGCGCAGCTCAACAAGTCGGCCACGTTGTTTCGGCGCAAGTATTACGACAACGGGTCACACGCTGGCTTCATTCTCTACATGACGGACGCGGCGCAACAATCCGCCGACATCGATGCGTTGCGCGAAGCGCTGAAGAACTCCAAGGGGCCGGGGAATTTTCGGAACCTCTTTATGTATGCACCCAACGGCAAGAAAGACGGTTTGCAGCTCATTCCAATCAGTGAAGTGGCGGCCAAGGATGATTTTGCGTCGATCAAGAACACCAGTCGCGATGACATCCTTGCAGCGCACCGCGTGCCGCCGCAGTTGCTTGGCATGATCCCGACGAATGCTGGCGGGTTTGGTGACGTGCAGAAAGCTAGGGATGTCTTCAAAGAGAACGAAGTGCTCCCGATCCAAGTGAAAATGCTGGGATTGAACGAGGCAGTTGGCGCTGAAGCGTTTCGTTTTAAGTTTGGGGCGTAACGCGCCATGGTACGCTCCACAAAGGGCCTTTGTGGCATTTGGCGGAGAGGGCATGTGAACGTAAATGCTAGCAATGTGACCGATTCTTCGGTCGCGGATTGGGAACAGCTAAAGACGTCAGTGAAGATACTGGAAGAGCAGGTGGTTACTGCTGTGGCATTCCATGAAACATGGAGGCCGGCGGCAAAGGATTCTGCACTGCACGAGCGACTTGGTGAGTCCTATGCGACAAATTCATTCATAGTTATTCGCTTGGCCCTTCGTAGAGAATTGGTGCTTACACTCATGAGGATATGGGATAGCAATCCTAGGGCGGCGCACATTTTTCATGTCCGTAATTTGCTACAGAGCAAGAGTGTTTTCGATTTGCTTGTTGAAGATCGACATGGACGTATCGGTCGGTCGGTAGTTGAACCTCTCTCTGACGGACGAGGTTTGCGAGGGGATGGCGCAAAGCGGTTCTTGAAGAGCGAGCTTATTGCCAAACGAAAGCAAGTGCGGCGTGAAATAGGTAAGTATATGAGCGGCGGCGCAGGCGAAAGTGATATGCAGGCGCTTGAGAAGTTGCGTAACGAACAGCTTGCGCATCGAAGCCGTAGCGAAGAAGCGTGGACCGGGTTAGATCCGGGTGACGAGATCGTCGAGTCCATCTATCAGGATACGTTGGAGGTCGTGTCTTTGTTGCTAAGTCTCGTCTTAGGTCGGGCGTTCGACATGGGACAGGCAAAAGACGTTTGGAGGCATCATGCTAGTTTTTTTTGGGCTAGCGTGCGCGGTGAACATGACAAAGGACATCCGCTTTTTTTTCCTTCTATCCCTTTAGACGAACAGTCTTTGCCGTAATGATCCAGTGCGATGGGGCAATGGCATCGCGATATGGGAATTTGTGTTTTGCTAATTTAGTTGCTTCTGCTATTCGTGACTTAGCGGGGAAAAGTGCTCGCCACCCGCATCCTGTTGGCTCCACGGGATGAAGGAATGTTTTCTTGTAAACACTTTCTTTCTTGCCACGTCGAAAATGATCTTGAATCGGCTATCTAGTCGCTGAAAGCGGAGGAACTTTACTGCTTCATTCTGAGTTGATCCATCGAATTGTGCGTAGTCGCGGAAAACGCCTGCTAGGACATCGGCTACCGAAAGCAAGTATGACTCGCCCTTGCGTATTAGAGATATTGTTGGTTTGACGACGGGTCGTCGCTGATTTGCTTCAGTTAGTTTTGAATAGATGCTTTGAAGGGAGGCTTCAACCTTCTTGGATGATACCTTGGATTTGTTTTGTTCGACGTACACATGCAACGTCGCGTCGTCTAGAGATCGCATCATTTGATCGGCTATTAGTTCAAGCAAACTTAGATAAGTCTGTTCGTATGTTGCTTGTGAACTTTTTTTATCCAATGCGATAACGCATCGGCACTCTACAACAGAGAGTAAGTCGACGACCTTCTCCTTCTGTGTCTGATTTAGCTCTGCCCAGTGGGGGCCATGTTCGCGAAGTTTTTTTGCCCTGGCAGACGAAAGAAAGACGTCTTCCGAGGCGGTGACGGAAAATTTCCGGATTACATTATCAATGTAATCGCTATTGTCTGTTTCAACGCAAACAAGTGCTAGATATTCATTTCCCGCCGCATCTCGTAGCTCAGTTTCGTCGACAAACCATCTGGCAGCTCGTATGACGTCATACGGCCGAGGTACGTAGGATCGCCGAAGGCCCTGTGCTTTCGAAATGTTCTTCCATTGCTCTCGCAAGTTTTTTGATAGTTTCGTTTCAATGCTTGCTATGTAGTTCACCATGCCGTCGATGCGGTTTACAGTTTGCTGTTCTCCCTGTCCCCTCACATGGCTGAGGTGGCTACGAAGCCCATGTTTGCTTATGTAATACATTTCTTGCCTAAGTCTGCGTTTCAGTTTTTTCGGCGCATGAGGGCGATCTTCATCGGCGACACTTAGTCCAGTCACGTAATGCTTTTGACCGCGCTTCGACGTTCGAAACTTTTTCTTATTTAACCGAAAGCCATGCTTTCGCAAGATATTGTCAATCTCGAAGTCTTCGAGAAGCGCAGTTGCGTCTCCTTTCGCGGAAAACGTCATGTCGTCCGCGTAGCGCGTGTAGACGATGTCTTTGGCTTCGCAGAGCTTTGTTAGTTCAATGTCGAGCGGAAGCGCAACAAGGTTCGCAATGAGTGGGCTTGAATTGATGCCTGGAGCAAGCTTGCCATCAATTGTGAGGAAGCGCGCAATGATCGCAGCGCCTTTGTTGTTCATGCCAGCACTAATAAATGCTTTTTCGACAATGCCTCGCGTAATCGACGGAAAGAAATTTTCGATGTCTGCGCTTACGATCCATTTCGCTCCAACATGACGTTGTGCGTTGTCACGAGTGGATTTCCCTGGAATGTAACCGAATGCGTTGGCGTGCGGGAAGCCAGCTACGTTCTTGTAAAGGTATTTGCTTAATTGTAGTGCGGCCGATTTGTGCGCCAATTTTAGAGGGCCACTAATGCTCTCCGACGTCCCCCCGATTTTGAGTAGCGCGACGATTTGGAGTCCAATCCCCCAACCGACGGAGATTGGACGTGAAGAAGCGTTTTACCGAAGAGCAGATCATTGGCTTCCTGCGCGAAGCGGAAGCC